CGCACCGAGGTCGTGCTCCACCAGATGGACGCATGAGCCCAAGCTTACGTATCCGTCGGCTGATCGCCCGCCAGGGCAAGCTCGAGGACGCGGCCGCTCGTGCGCAGCTCCAGATCCTGCGCCGCGCGCGCGCCGAGATCCTGGCCGAGTTGCCCGACGCCAGCACCGTCCGCCGGCTGCACCTCCGAACCATCCTCGACGTGATCGACTCGTTCGTGCAGGCCGGGCGCCAGGTGTCCGAGCAGGCCGCCGCGGTGCACGCCGGCCAAGCCTGGAACGTGGGCGTGGGCTTGGCCGACGCCGGCCTGGGCCGTTCGCTCGTCGGCCTCTCGCGTGAGCTGCTCGATGCGCTCGTGGACGTCACCCGTGACGCGATGCGCGGTGTGTGGTCGGACCTGGGCACTCGCCTCAAGGCCTCCGTGCGCCGCGTCGTGCTCGGCATCGACGATCCCTTCAAGGCCATGGTCGCCGTGGCCAAGGGCATCAAGGACCCGTTCGACCCGTCTTTCACGCGGGCCGAATTCGCCGTGCGCACCACCGTGAACCAGACGTTCAGCGTGGCCAACCACGCCCGCGTCGAGCAGGCGGCCCAGGCAGGCCTGAAGCCGAAGCACTGGTGGCTCACGGCCGAGGACAACCGCGTGCGCGAGGACCACGTCGAGGCCGGCCAGCGCTACTCGCGCGACAGGCCGATACCCGTCGACCAGCCGTTCATCGTCGGAGGCGTCCCGATGCGATACCCGCTGGACCCGCGCGCGCCCGCCGAGCAGGTCGTGAACTGTCGCTGCGTCGAGATGGTAACCCTGTGAGGGCGTGGCTCCGCCGCGTGTGGCGGGCCATGCGCCCCCAGCGTCCCAGACCGGCGCGCGCTCTCGCACCGGGCAAGCAGTGGATCGGCCACAGCGGCCATTGAGCGACCGGAAGCGAGGCCGACGGCCGAAGCCTGCTCGCGAGAAGCTAGAGGCCGTGGTGCGGGTTCGCTTTACCGCCGACCAGGCAGACGCCCTGTTCGCCCGGGCCCGGCGTCGCGACGAGAACGTGTCCGAGATGCTCCGCGAGTGGGCCCTGGTTCTTCTGCGCTCTCCCGACAATTCCTGTCCCACCGAAACCGAAACACGTTCTTCCGCGCCGTCCACGGCGCTACCCTGAGGATGCCTATGGCTCTGAAGCGAGTCGTCGACGACATCAACGCCGTCCCCGAGGCGCAGCGCGCGCTGTACGAGCTGAAGGACGGGAAGTACGTCCTGGCGCTCGAGGGCGATGACCCGGCCCTCACTGCCGCCAACGCCAAGATCGTGGAGTTCCGTGACAACAACATCGCGATCCTGAAGGCACTGGGCGTCAACGACGTGACGGCCGGTATCACGAAGGCCGGCACGCTCGCGGGCGTGGACCTGGCGAAGTGGGCCGAGCTGAAGGACGTCGACCCGGTGAAGTACAAGGAGCTGACGGCCAAGGCCAAGGAGCTGGAGGGCAAGGGCGTGAAGGGAGCCGACGACGTCGCGAAGGTCGTGCAGGACGCGCTGACGGCGGCGCTCAAGCCCATGCAGGACAAGCTCGAGGCTTCCGAGGCGGCGCGCGCGGCCGCGCAGAAGCGCAGCGACGAGGCCATGCTCCGCACGGCGGTCGGCGAGCGGTTCCTCAAGGTGGGCGGCAAGTCCAAGGCGCTCGACTTCATCGTCGGCCAGGCCGGCAACGTGTTCGTGGTCGAGGACGGCCAGGTGAAGGCGAAGCCCAACCAGTTCAGCGCGGCCAAGCCGGGAGAGTCCATCGGCATCGACGAGTGGCTCCAGGGCCAGGCCAAGGAGAACGACTTCGCGTTCGAGCCTTCGGGCGGTGGCGGGGCCTCGGCCGGCAACGGCAACGGTGGCGCGCCCCGGCCCGGCGTTCGTCGCGTGGTCAACCCCACCCCGGAAGAGCTGGGGCGGTTCAAGTTCGTCGCCGGGAAGGGTCTCGTGGACCGCGACGGTCAGGTCGTCGAGATCGCCGAGGCGTCGTAGTTCGTAGGTGACGCACCCGTCCTAAGCTGGACGGGATACGCGGGCGCGCGGTGCGCGTTTCGCACAGCTCCGGTGGAGCTGCTGAACACGGCAACGGCCGGCGCGAGCCGGCAGTGATTCAGGAGCTTCAAGATGGCCGGAGCGCTCGTAACCACCAACATCCTCCAGACGCTCGTCGCCATGGGCCTCAGCGCCCTGCGTGAGCGCATCGTCCTCGCCAAGATCGCCAACCGCGACTACGAGGGCCAGCTCACCGCGCAGAACCGCGGTGCCACCGTCAACATCGCGATCCCCGCGGCCGTCGCGGCGCGCACCGTCGCCCCCGACGTCGTGCCGCCCGCCGTGCCCGCCGTGACGCCCACCTCCGTCGCGCTCACGCTCGACCAGTGGTACGAGGCGCCCTTCGCGATGGACGACAAGGGCCTGGCGCAGGTGCAGAACGGCATCCTGCCCATGCAGGCGTCCGAGGCCATCAAGGCGATGGCCAACAACATCGACCAGTACATCTGGGGCCTGACGCACGGCGCCAACGGCTTCTACGGCTACGCGGGCGTGGCCGGCACCACGCCGTTCGCCACCGATCTGTCCGAGTACCTGTCGGCCCGCCAGCAGGCGGACGCGCAGCTCATGGAGCAGGACGAGAACGCTTGCTTCGTGGTTCTGGACACGTTCGCGAAGGCGAACGCGCTCGGCACCAACGCGGTGCAGAACGCCTCCTGGCGCGGCGACGCCGACGCCTTCCGTCGTGGCGTGATCGGCACGGTCCTGGGCGCCCAGTGGGACTACTCGCAGAACGTCCCCATCCACACGTCGGGCACCGCCTCGGGCGCGACCACGGACGCGACGGGCTACGCGACCGGCCTCAAGACGATCACCCTGGCCTCGGCCGGCACGGGCTCCATCCTGGTCGGCGACATCATCACCTTCGCGGGCGACGCGCAGCCGTACGTCATCACCGCGGGCGACGCGTCGGTGGCGGGCGGCGGTACCCTGTCGTTCGAGCCCGGCCTCAAGGTCGCCATCCCCGCGGGCGCGACGGCCATCACCGTGAAGGCGTCGCACCGCGTCAACCTGCTCGTCCACCGCGACGCCATCGCGTTCGCGATGGCCCCGCTGAAGGACTCCGTCGCCCTCGCCGGCGTGTCGGGCAACCAGGCGGTGGCCATGGACCCGGAGTCGGGCCTCGCGCTGAGGCTCGAGGTCACGCGCCAGCACCGGCAGGTGCAGTGGGCGTTCGACGCGCTGTACGGCGCGGCGATCCCCCGTCGGAACCTCGGCGTCCGCATCGCCGGGTAGCAACCACGCGCGATGGGCGGGGGTTGTCGAGGCCCCCGCCCCTAGCGCAACACCAAACCCTCGACGGAGTACACCGCCAATGGAAACCCGCCAGTACCCGGTCGGCTCGTTCGGTTCCCTCAAGCCCCGCTACGTCAACGGCGTGCTCGTGCTGCCCGGCCTGCCCAGGCAGCTCCGCGTGCGCGCGACCACGGCCCAGGTCAACGCCGGCCTAGAGGTGCTCCCCGCGCTCCCCGGCTTCGGCTACCGCATCACCAACGCGGCCATGATCGCGATCGGTGGCGCGGCGACGGGCGCCACGTCCGTGGACCTGCTTGGCACGAAGGCGGGTTCCGCCTCGCGTCCCGTGGTCATCACCGTCGCGGCCCTGACGCAGAGCACGATGGTGCAGACGGGCGCCGTGCCGGCCGCCGGCGCCGTCACGCTCCTGGCCGACGGCGCGTCGTTCACGAAGCACGACAACAACACCGCGCTCTCCATCACGAAGCAGTCCGGCGGCTCCGCGCTGGCCACCGCGACGCACGTCGACCTGCTGCTGGACTACGTCGTCGAGTAGGGACCATGCAACTCCCCACTCGGACGGTGCGACGCAAGGCCGACGGGCACGTGTGCCTCATCAACGCGTCCGACTTCGACCCACTGAAGCACGACGACCCCGACGCGCCCGCACCGGAGACGACCGAGGACGATCCGGAGAGGGCGGACGACGACGGCGAGGACGGACCGCCGAAGCGGCGCCGGGGCGCGAAGAAGTGAAGCGCGCGCTGCGTTCGTTCGTGGCCGGCCTGGTGCTCTGCGCCATGCCGGCCGTGACGTTCGCCCAGCCCTTCGGGCCGAGCCGCAAGACGGTGTTCTTGCCCACGGTCACGATCACGA